GTTTTCCTTTGTTGTTAGGCTGCGGTTTGGCTTCGCTTCGCTTCAGCCTGTCTCGCTGCGCTCGGCTCAGTTGCCATAGTTTTAAGAGAGGGCTGAGGTTTGAGTTTGAGACTTGAGTGAAATAGTTCCGGTCGCCGCGGCGACCGCTGCTGCATTACTCAGGTTTCCAGTTTCAAGTTTCATCCTTGGTTTTATGCTGCGTTCCTTGTCTCAGTCGGCGGGTTGGATGGGCCTGCCGCCTCGATGCTGACATTGCGGATTTCCGGCCGGTTGGCCGTGGTTAGAAATTCAAGTTCGGCGTAGTGTGCCTTGGCGCGGATGGGCTGCTTGAGGGTGTAATCCTCGGCCAAGCCGGACGTGTTGGTCTGCCCCGGCACCAGCGTGATCGTGGCGTCAGGGTTGATCGTGATAGCTTTGACAGTCACCGATCCGGTGTTGGGCAAGACGACATCGGCGAGCGAGCGGACGAAGCGCTTCGTTGACATGCTGCCCATGCCGTAGCGGCGTGTGACGATGCGTCCGGGGACCGGCGTGATGACATCGGCCTGCACATCCGGCGACTGGTCGCCTTCCTCGATCTCGTCGAGCAGCATGAGGCGTCCGGCCTTGTTGCTGACAAAGAGGCGGCGCTCGTTGGCGCGGGTCGCCACAACGAAGTCATCCACGCCGAAGCCGTAGATGTCGCGGGTTTCCCACTGGTCGTTCAAGGCATTGTATAAAAACACACCGTTGTTGTTGTCGGCACCGGCCAGCGGGACGGCGAGGTAGTAGCGGTTGCTATACCAGAGGCCGACCGAGTTCTTGAGCAGTGTCGCGTTGAGGTCGTCGAGCTGGTTGGCGATGGGGTCCGAGAGAGGCTTGGTGTCGCCGCGCAGCTTCAAGTCGAGGCGGCTGTCGAGGCGGTAGACACCGGAGTCACTGAGGAAATAGACAAACTGCCCCGCCGTGGCGATGGACCGGCGGGCCGCGCAGCCGACCTCATCGGTGAGGAGCGTGAGCTTACTAAGCGCGGTGTCGATGGCCGTGCTGGCGCCGTCCACGCTGGCAAACTGATTGACCTCCGCGAGCCAGATGCTCTTGCGGCAGAAGACGAGGAAGCTGTTTTCCACCCAAGGATGCACGGCGACGACGAAGTCATTGCTGCCCGCACCGGCGCGGAAGGACTGCCAGTAAGGATCGTAGGTATTGGCGTCGAGGATATCGCTGATGAGCACGTTGTTCTTGCCGTCAGGAAGCACTAGCCGGTTGTTGACGTAGGTGCCCCAAGGTGTCGAACGCATGGTCTTGAAGGTCGCTGACATTCCGGCGGGCACGCCTGCGGGGCTGCGAACAAAGGATGTGGTGATGCCGTCCCAGTAAAGCGGCGCCTTCACGCGGCGGATGGTGCGGCCGCTGGTCGTGGCATCGGTCGCGGTGCCGCTCGGAACGGTGATCGTGAAGGAGTTCGTTGAGGACGTGGCGATGTCGTATTCCACGCCATCAAAGGCAGCGACATTGCTCCCCTCGATGCGCACGCGGGCACCGGCAGGGAATCCGTGGCCGGTGAGGTTGACGGTCGCCGTGGTGGACGCCACCTGTATGCCGTTGGTGGTCACGTTCTTAATCACCCAGCCCGGACGCGAGGCGTCGGCTTCGCGGAACAGGTAGAGGCGGTCGTTGGCCTGCACCATGGAGACCGTGTCGGTCGGCTCGATGACCTCGTCCGGCGAAGTCGGGTAGCCCAGCTCCTGCGGGAGCACGCTGATGACGATGGTGTCGCCGTTCTCGTCTACGATCTCCTCGCTGCCCTGTGAGACGGCAGTGACCAGAAAGCCGCCCGCCCAGACACCGGCAAAGGATTGGTTGTCGTCAAGGAGGATGGTGTAAGCGCGGTCGCCGCCCGCCAGCACGACGATCTCGGCAGACTGCACTTGGTCGGGCGAGCGATAGACCGAGGCCGCAAAAATGCCGCCACTGTAGACGCTCTGCACCACCGGCGCGTTGGGCGCGGGGTTCAGCACAAAGGGAACCGTGAGCGGCGAGCTGGCCACGCTGATGGCATCCGCCATGCGCTTGGCGCCCTTGCGCGTCACCGCCACGCCACGATCCAGCCGCATGTTCTCCGAGAGCTGGAGCATGCCAGCAGGCAGCGCGACCGGATTGATGCGCGAGGCATAGCCTGCGAATCCGGCGTCACCGTCGCGGAGGATGGGGCTTTCTAGGGGCATGGGTTAGCCGAAAAATGCAACGTATGCGCCGGTAGGATTTTCGTTGGCGCCCGATCCGTTTTGGACAATGAACCTGCAAGACGCTGTGGTCGGTGCAGTGTCAACATACTGATTCATTGCCCGATTGGCGGTTGCCGCATCTGAATAGTCTGTTGACGCAACAGGGGCATAGTTGGCGTCAGGCATTGCCGTTGTAAAATGAACTGTAAAATCTCCAGTGGCGCTGCGGACCACCTTGCTTACGTTGCCGCTTGCACGAATCGTGCAACGGAACTCGCCGTCATCCGTTGATCCGCTGTCTCCGTTAAAGTTGACCCAAGCACGGCAGCCATAGATCGGCGCCGAGCCTGTTTGCGCCCCGCTCAACTTGGCTGCGGTGACATTGGCATCTGTAATCATCGCCGTGACCACCTTGCTGCTCCCAATCGCCGTCACACCAGCATTGCTGATCGTCACGTCGCCGGTCACGGCAACCTTAGTTGCCACGTTGCTTCCGTTGCCGACGAGGATGTTGGCGCTGTCGAGAGCAGCGAGCTTGCTGAAGGCAATCGCCGCCGCCGCATCAATGTCCGCATTGACCAGTCCGCCGCGCACGACGGATGCAGCGACACGCTTGGTCAGTCCGCTCTGCTCGATGACGAACTCGTCGCCGGATGCGAGGGTGGTTGCTTGGGTAAGTTGTCCGATTGTTTTGGCCATAGGATTGGAGGTGCGAAGGTGGGAAGGTAAAAGGTGGGAAGGTTAGTTGAGCGCGGCTTTGAGGCGGGTCTTGAATCTGGCGGCGTCGGCGGGGGAGATGTCGGTTTTGCGGGTTGGGGCGACTTGTTGGTGGGTGAGGACGAGGTTCATCGGGATACCCCACTTCTTCATCCGGGGGACGAGGTATTCTAGGGCGCTGGCCATGGCGGCTTCGCCGAGGGGGTCTTCGTAGGTGTTGCCTTCCCAGGCGACGCCGAGGCTCCAGCTATTTAGGTCGGGGCGGCCGTGCCAGTTGCTGCGGCCGGCGTGCCAGCAGCGGTCGGTGTCGTTGGCGAAGACGGTGCGGCGGCCGTCGCGGGATATGAGGACGTGGTAGCTCACCTTACTCGCGGGGTTGGTGATCCAGGCGCAGCTGCCCCGGTAGCTGCCGTCGCTGTGATGCAGGACGATGGCTTCCGGCTTGATGCGGTGGGCTTGTTTGTTCGGCGTGCTGAGTCGGCGCTCGTCGTAGGTCGTCAGCGGTGGCTCGACGGTGAAGCTCGGCCTGGATGCGGAGGCAAAGTTCGGCAAGGCCGGCGCTGGGGTAGCGTCGGATTTCTTGCCAAAGATTCTCTTGAGCCAGGTCCACATGGGTTATTTCGCGTGACCCTTGGGCGGGGGATTGACGGTGACGGTGGCTTGTTGACGCACGAAGTCGTAGCCGACGGTGACGCAGCTGGTCATCGACAGGGCGATGACGGCTAGGGCTGAGACTTGGAGGCAGCGGCGGGTCCGGAGGCCCCGCCCTACCTGGTCGGCTTGCGGTTTCATCCTTCGTCTTAGAGGCGTGCCGTGCCGTCTTTTGCTACCACTAATCCCCATGCAGCCATGAGGCTGGCGGCGATGAGGCCGATGTCAGGGATGGTGCCGGTGGCGAGGAATTCCTTCGCGCCGGTCGCCAAGGCGATGAGGGCGGTCAAGATTCCGATGGTCGTTGTTTTCCAGTTTCTCATTTGTTTGCTTTCTGTTTTTTGCGGAGGTCGTGAAGGACCGAAATTAGGGTGACAATGCCGACCGCGAGACCGACACAAAGACCGGCGACCCTGAGAGTCGTCTCTAAATGGGGGAGCATGCTGAAGGCGGAGGAGCCGAGGGATGTGACCGTGCCGATCACGCCCTTCTCGGTTGTTGTAAAATGGTGATGGAGGTAAAACATAAGAAAGTCGTCAGTCGTCAGTTGTCGGTATCAGTTGGCTTCGCTTTGCTCAGCCTGTCTCGCGGACTCGGCTGGCAGTGGGATTAGATCGGCGAGCTGTTGCTCGGTGAGTTCTTCGACGCCGTCGATCTCCCCCGCATCAAACGCGGCGGCGAGGTCGGCTTGCCAGAGGCAGCGAAACGCGAGGCGTCCGTCGGTGAGCGGTTGGCCGGTGATCGTGCCGTCCGTGAGGCTGGCGGCGCGGATGCGGGTCTTCTCGGCGTCGTCCCAGTGCCCGCCAATCGTCAAGATGCTGCGTCCGGCGTCGGGGAGTTCTTGACCATACTGCGCGAGGAGGTCGGGGAACATCGTGGCGACCGCTTCGGCGGGGACGGCGATGATGCGTTCGGTTGGCTCAAAGTTGCTCATGGGAGACTGAGGCCGGTGCCGAGGGTGGCGCGGTAGAGAGTGTAAAAGGCGGCGTGTTGAGAAGCGGTGGCGGCAAGACCGCTGGTTGCGAAGAAAAACGCAACGCGAATTGTAGCGTCACTTGCGTTGCTGGCGCCTATTAGCTCTGTTGAGGCACCAGATGCGTCGTCCCATCCAACAAGCACAACATTTACAAGATTGGGTGACACGAAACTGCCGTTAAAATATGCATCAGCAGTTAGGTTGCCAGTTAGGCTAATTGCTTTGTGTATAAAATCTGTGTTGACCGCGCTGGCGGGCCACCCCAAATAGTTGGTGTTATTTTGGTTTCTAACGTCGATGTTTCGGTTAAACTGCGAGTCTGCCGAAGAATATCTATTTGGAAATACTCCCCAAAAACGCACCCTTATAACTGCCGCTGTATTAGACTTGTCGTTCACTGCGCCAAACGTCATTGGGCTTGGCGGGGTATCAAAACCCGAGCGCGTAATAACCTGTGTTGTGTCAGTAAACGCAATCCCATTCGCCCCCCACGTCGGCCCATTAACCAGCGTCCCATTAAACGTCCCCAACCCACCCAGCGAATACGCCGTGGTGCCGGTGCCGGCGTTTTGCTCCGAGCGCAACGGCCAGCAGACCATGCTTTCCCACAATCCGAGATCCTTCACGCCGCGCACGAAGGCGGACACGGCGGCGCGGTCGCTGGCGCCGCTGCGGGCGCAGAAGGCGGCGGCATCCGGGTCGGTGCGGCGGA